CGCATGGATGCAGCAGTTCGATGCCGAGCAGGGGGCGACCCGTGGGTAACACGTTCACTCCGAGCGACTGGAACGCGACGGGCGACACCTGGCAGCACGTCGGCTACAACATCTACTTCGATTGGAGCCCTCGTGGCTGACGACAAGACCGCCGCCGAACGCGCCGCCGAGGAACGGTACTCGCTCCACCATCGAACGGACGCGGGTGCGGACCTGACCCGACGTGAGCGCCTGGCGTTCGTTGCGGGTGCTGCGTGGATGGCTGACCGGGTGACGGTCGCACCCGACCACGAGACACGCGACAAGCTCCGCGAGGTCGTCGCTGGTGACGTGCTGGGCGGCTGGAACGAGCACCACTGCATCGAGAACCAGGGCTGCACGGTGTGCGCTGGGAATCGCGCCGTCGATGCCGTGCTCGCGTCGGGTGTGCTCGGTGTCCCCGCCGACCCGGAACCCCTGACGGGGGATGCACAGCAGCAGGGCGGCGAACGAGTCCCCGATGACGCTATGAATGCTCCCTCGTCAGGCCTCGCCGTCCAGCGCACAGCAGACCGCGAAACGATCGCACGAGCGCTTTGGTATGCCAACGTTGCCGACCTTCCGTTCAACGAATGGAGTATCCGGCACCCAGAGCAGAAGGCACCGATCTACAAGCTGGCGGATGCTGTGCTCGCTGTTCTCGTCCCCACCGACCAGATACGCGCCGAGACACCAGAAACGATCGTGGAGCGGCTACTCCGCGCCTACGAGGCCGAGCATGGCGAACGGGTCCACATCCCCGCCGACCTATCCGAGGACGACCTGCGCGTCTGGATGACCGACGCGATCAAGGCCGACCGGAAGGCGGCAGGCGCATGACCTTCTGGGGCGCGGTCGTCCTCGCGTGCGCGATCCTCGCCACCGGATGCCTGATCTGGCTCGCTGTCACCATCGCGTACCTGGCCAGGAACCGGTACCGCCGGCGGGTGTGGCAGAACGCCGTCCGATTGGCCGCGACCGCACCCGCCCTCATCGCCGAAGTCGCAGCCGCCGAGGATACCGAACCCGCCATCCACGCAGCCGCCGAGCATGTGGCATCCATCGACGAACTCGACCACCACACCCTCGTGCAGACGGTCCTCACCCAGGAAGCCCGCGAGGCCGAACTCGTCGAGCAGGTCCAGGCCACCCAAACCGACGCAATCGTGCTCGTCGCCGAAGCCCTCACCCGCGTGGACGAGACCGAAGCCGAAGTAGCCCGGCAGACCCGCGCGAAACGACGCCACTGGGCCACCGTCAAACGACTGAAAGGCACGACATGAACCTCTACCTCGTCACCCTGCACGGCCAACTCAGATACGCCGGCGTCTCCATCCCCGAAGCCAAGACCGTCCTCAAAGACGCATGGCCGACAGCGGAAGTCTTCAGGATCGAGATGACCGACATCACCCAAGAGGCCCACAACCCAGCTAAAGGCACACCATGACAACGCCGAAGGTGACAGTCCGTAAGGGCTCGTTCTACTGGTGGGTACGCCTCGGGCACTTCTCGTGGCCGTTCCGCTCGTGGCCCGAGGCGATGTGGCACGCGACAGGATTGACCGGGCAGTGATCCACAAGACCCACCTCACCGTCGCGGAGGCTGCGACCCTCACCGGACGCTCGAAGAGCATCATCCAGCGCCACATCCGCCAGGGCAGACTTCGGGCCGAAGAAACCACTGCTGGCCGCGTCCTCCGCACAGCCGATGTGCTCGATTTCTTCGCCAAGAACGGACGCCCAGGACGCCCCCGCCGCGACACACCCCCCAAGTGACTTGACTAAAACTGTTCACTCGGTTCACTCTCAGAGGTATTGGATGGCAGAAGTCATCCCCTGAGAGCGCCCGCGGTCCAAGACCCAGGGCGCTTCTCCATCTCCCGCGTCGATCCCCCACAGCGAGCGGAACCCCTCAAACGCGGCCAGGCGCCGCTGAGACGGACCGACAACCATGGCTCAAGGTCGCACGTTCGAGGACGGCCAACGCGCGCGCGAGCTATTCGATGCTGGGCGCTCCTGCAACGCGATCGCGCGGGAACTTGGTGTGTCCGCGTCAACGATCAGCGCATGGGCGAAGCGTGAAGGGCTGACGTTCCCGTCAGAGCGTGTCGTTCAGGCTGCTGAGGCTCACCGGGTTTCGGCTGCTGAACGGCGGGCGAAGATCATCGGCCGGCTGCAGTCGCGGGCTGAGAAGAACCTAGACCGGCTCGAGGCGCCGAAGTACAAGACCCGCATCGTCACCGGTGAGGGATCACTGCTCGTCGAGGATGACGACCCGATGGCAGCCGACGAACTGCGGCACTCGCAGGCGATCGCGAACTACATGAAGACCGCCCGCGATCTCGAAGCGCTCGACAACGACGGCGGTGTCGCTGAAGGTGCAGCGTTGCTGATCTCGCTCGGGAAGGCGCTCGGTGTCATCCCCAACGATTGACCTGGGCATGTCAGCCGACCAGCTCGCGTCGATCCGCGGTGCGACTGGGCGTGTGAACATCTGGGATGGCGCGATCCGCACCGGCAAGACGATCGCCTCCCTCGTCGCGTTCCTGATCTTCGTCGCGATCGCCCCTCGAGGCGGCCAACTGGTCGTCATCGCCCGCACCCGCGACAGCGCGTACCGGAACGTGTTCGCCCCGCTGATGGATGCGTCACTGTTCGGCCCGCTAGCGAAGCTGGTCAGCTACACGGGCGGCGCACCCACCGCCAGGATCCTCGGTCGCACCGTGTTCGTGATCGGCGCGTCCGATGCGAAGGCGGAGAAGGTAATCCGCGGTCTGACCGTCGTCGGCGCGTACGTGGATGAAGTCACGGTCATCCCGGAGGAGTTCTTCACCCAACTACTCGGCCGCATGTCGGTCAAGGGCGCGAAGCTGTTCGGCACCACGAACCCGGACAACCCGGCCCACTGGCTGAAACGCCGCTTCCTCGACCGCGTCGCCGACCTTGACGGGTGGCGCCACTTCCACTTCAAGCTCGCCGGCGCTGACCACCTCGACCCGACCTACGTGGCGCAGATCAGCGCAGAGTTCACCGGCCTCTGGTACCGCCGCTTCATCCTCGGCGAGTGGGTTGCGGCTGAGGGTGCGATCTACTCCATGTGGGACGAGTCCCGGCACGTGATCCCTTGGGCTGCCCTCCCGCCGATGCGACGCCTGCTCGCGGTCGGGGTGGACTACGGCACCACCAACCCGACCGCCGCGGTTCTCCTCGGTCTTGCGGACACGTTCGACCAGTACGGCGCCCGGACCGGGTCGGTGCTGTACGCGGTCGACGAGTGGGGCCACAACCCCGCCCAGACCTCGACCCGCCTCACCGATCAGGAACTGTCCGCCGGCTTGCGCGGATGGCTCACCAGCGGGCACCTCCCGACACCCTCGGTTCTCGAACCGGAGTGGGTGTTCCTCGACCCCGCCGCCGCATCCTTCAAAGTCCAACTGCAGGCGGACAGCATCCCGAACATCCGCGACGCCGACAACAGCGTCTCCTACGGCATCTCCACCGTCGCGTCCCTCCTGTCCGCCGGGAAGCTGATCATCACCGACCGGTGCCCGAACCTGCTGCGCGAGATCCCCGGCTACTCGTGGGACCCGAAAGCGACCGACAAGGGCGAAGACAAGCCGGTGAAGGTCGCCGACCACTGGGCGGACGCGCTCAGGTACGCCGTCACCACCACCGAGTCCGTTTGGCGCGGCTTCATCCAACCCGTCTAGGAGGCTGCACCGTGCCGTTGCCTGAGCAGCCGATGAAGTGGCCACCGATCGAGTTCGACAACGCCTACGAGGCCTACCTGATCTGGGATGCCTGGTACACCGGCGACGCCGACATGCTCTCCACCCTGTACGCGACGACGCGGATGCAGACGAAGACGTCGCTGTGGGGTCAGGTGCGTCGCCGGTTCTGGGGCACACCGACCCCGACGAACGTGTCGCAGCAGCCGAACAAGCTGCACGTCCCGGTCGCGTCGGAGATCGCCCGCATGTCCGCGTCGACCCTGTTCGAGCAGATGCCGCAGATCAGGTTCCCGGAGCCTGAGCAGGACGAGGAAGCGACTGACGCGGCGGCGACTGCGGAGGGTACCCCGGCCCCGAAGCCATCACCCGCCAGCACACCCGAAACCGCAGCCACCGACCGGCTTGAGGAACTCCTCGACGACGAGGCACACGCCCGCTTTCTGGAGGCTGCCGAGTTCGCGGCCGCGCACGGTGGCGCGTTCCTGCGGGTCACGTGGGATCAGAACGTCGTCAAGGACCGCCCGTTCCTCACCACCGTCCCGGCGGATGCTGCGATCCCGGAGTTCCGGTGGGGTCACCTGACGGGGGTGACGTTCTGGGCGAAGCTTGCACCGATCGCCGGCCAGGGTGGCGTGTACATGCTCCTCGAGCGGCACACGCCCGGCTCGATCGAGTGGGGCCTGTACTTCTCCCAGTCGATCGGTGACCTGGGGCGGCGGGTGCCGTTGACGGAGCACCCGGACGCTGCACCGCTTGCGCAGATGGTTGGCGAGAACGCGACCGTCGACACCGGGTCCGAGCTGATGACGGCGGTGTACATCCCGAACGTGCAACCGAACCGGAAGTGGCGGAAGGACCCTGTCGCGAAGAACCTGGGCCGTTCCGACTTCGACGGTGCCGAAGACCTCATGGATGCCCTCGATGAGGCTTACACGTCGTGGATGCGCGACATCCGGTTGGCGAAGACGCGGATCATGGTCCCGAAGGGGATGCTGACCACGTTGGGCGCCGGGAACGGGGCGACGTTCAACGCCGACCAGGAAGTCTTCACCGAGCTCGGCGATCAGGTCGGGTCGCTGAACCCGAACGCGCAGGGCGGCAACGCCGAGTCGTTCATCAAGACGTTCCAGCCGATGATCCGCGACAAGGAGCACGCCGCGACCATCTCCGGCCTGCTGGAGCGGGTGTACTCCGCGT